GGCTTTATCAAGGGCTTCCACGGCAATCACCAGCGGCGGTGATAAATCAACCACCTCTTGCGCCGTGATGCCTTTGTGGTGTCGCTGTAAGCCAATGGCCATCACTTCACCCATGATTTCAATATCCTGCCCACTGATCACACCATCAAGCTGTTTATCAGTGAATGCAGATTTAAGCGTTGAAAGTGCGGCCCAATCAAAAACAATTGTGTGTTCCTTATCACCCATCGTGATAGAAACTTCCGCTGTATATTTATTATCCATGTGGTTCCCCTTACCCGTTTACGTTTAAAATATGTGGGCCTTACACCCACCCAGCCTTCCGGCTTATAATTATTAAGCTTCTACAACAACACCAGTGATGCGAAACGCAAAGCTTGATCCAACCTTGGCATCAACTGATCCATCAACCGGGCTTGCAAGTACAAAACCTTCAAACGCAAATGTTGATCCATCGGATAGCGTCACAAGAAATGCTTTTTGTGTGCCTGTGCCCTTGGCTGCGCGGGCCTCAGCTTGTCCGGGATCTGTGCGGATGTAATTGACTGAGACCGAAAACGCGCCGTTGTCTTGTAAGCTCATCTTGAATTCTTTAGCAGATGATTGCAAATGCGTGAAATCAATTTCAGATGCTTGACCATCAAAACCGGAAAAATCCGTGACCTCTTTTACTTCTGTAAGGGCACCGGGCGATTCGCCAGATGGTCCGATTTCTAAAAGAAAGCCTTGTGCTACGATTCCATCAGTCATTTTATATATTCCTTATTGTTTATACGTTACCAGATATGTTGCTGAATTTCTGAATAAAAGTGGTTGGTCTGTTTGGTCAATTATATCACCATCATTCTGCAACGTAATGCCCCCGATTTCAACAAAATCTTGTGGGCTATCTTCGCCATGGTACACCGTGCCTGAATATCCATCAAGTAAAAATTCAATAGATGCCCCCAACTCTTTTGCATCATAGTATCCAGCGGCATAGGCATCAATCTGAATTACCGCCTGAACAACGCCAGCAACGCCAGCGGTGCGGTTTAATGTGTTCTTTGTCAGGTTGTCGCGGTCCACTCTTTGGAAAATTATGAATGGCCCGGCCTGATTGTCCGGCGCACGCATAGCAAACACGTTGGTGGATGCCAGAGTTTTGATTAACTCATAGATTCCTTTTTCACACGTTTTGTATGTCATTTAAGTGGCCCCGCTAGTTTCCTGGCTTCCGCCTCAATATTTTTGCCCAATTCGTCACGCAAGGTGCTTAAAACCGTGGCTTGTGATTTTTGGAACGCATTGGCAAAGAATGGCCGGGCGGGCTGATACCGTGTTCCCTTTTCATAGAAGAATAACCAAAATGCGTCGCCTGTATCCATCCGCACGGCCTTTTGGCCCTTCTGGACCTTGCGCAGCTTCTTAACTTTAATATTCTTCCAACCAGCCTTATATTGCTTTGAAGCGGCGGATTGTTCCCCGGTGTGGCGTGGCACAGCGGCTTTCATTGTTTTGACAGCGGCCCGCATAGCTTTATTCACGGATTTTTGCAAAACCTGCTTTTCTACCTTTTCGGGCAATTTGGCCAGCAACTTATCAAAGTTTTCAAAGCCTTCCAATTTAGCACCAATTTTTATTTCACCACTCATGTTGCCCCCAATAATTCCGCTGTGATCCATAGTTCACCAGCGCGGCGGTTGCTTCTATCAACGGCGGTGATGTTGTATTTGTCACCTTCCCATTCAACGCGCCATTCTGTTTCCACATCTGCCCGGTATCGCACCATGCAGCGTATAGAACGCACAGAGTTTAGGCGGGCGGCTTCAAACGCTTCATTGCCGCGCTCTGTAATCACCAGCGCATAATCAGGCGTGCGCGGTGAATTGCCGGATGCATCAACCCACGTTGTGCCCGCTTCACCTTCCGTGTTGGTTGGTGTGGGGCTTTCAAAATAAACTAGCTGATCTTGTTTTCCTGCTTGCATTACTTATCCTTGCATAAATTGATGGTTTTGGCCACCGCATTCCATTCACCAGCGTGTGCGGAATCTTCATAACCGGGCATGTCCGGGGTGCCGTTTGTAAAGTGAACGGCGCATGGATCAATGGCGGTATCACTGTGGCCCACAAGCCAATTCCATTCTGGCCCAATCTCTCCAATGTCTTCATCATCAAGCCAATCAAAGGCGTGCAGATCCCGGCCCGGTAATGCGTTCAATAAACTTGGTTCCAACACGGCATTTTTTGGGTGTTCATTATTTATCAACATCATGCTTGACCAGTTTTTGCGCTTGTAAAGTGTTTGTAATTGGCCATCCATTTTCTTGGCCTTCGTGGGGCAATGCTTATGCTTCACACACATCACCGCTTTTGTTTCATCAATCTGTTCAAACAGTTTTGCAACATCAGAACGGAAAAGGAAATCACTATCACAAAACAGTGTCCATCCTTCGTATCCATTAAGCCACGGGATAAAGAAACGGGAAATGGCAAATTCTGTGGCCATCGGCGCTTCACTTATTTCATCAAACATCTGCCCATCTTTTTTATTCATGGGCCTGTTATATTCCCCGGTGCCCTGCAAGTGCGGCAATAAAATTGGGGTTATCTGGTGCGGGAATAAATCTGAATGATTTAAAAGTGAACGCACCGTGATGGCGTATGCCAGCGGTTGGCGGTTGTCGTATCCTACATATGCATTAATTTTCATTAACTTTTTCCAATAATTTGATGGCCTTTTCACGCACATAATTTGGCTTGATACCTTCTAATGTTTCTTGACAAACTGTGCATTTTCCCCATTTACCACAATACCCGTGTTCTGTTTCCACCGCAATATTTGTGTGTAAATCATACCCCGTAACTTGTGGCGGCACGAATGAACCAAAAATCACCACGGCGGGCGTGTCCATGGATGCGGCCATGTGGTGTGTTCCACCTTCATTGCATAGCACCAGCGCAGCACGTTCAATGGCGGCCAGCGCGTCATATAAATCCGGTGTGTGATGCGCAATGGCACCATCAACAACTTTTTCTTTATGATCTTGCACCAACTGATAAACCGGAATCGGAAAATCTTTTATCACTTCCGCCCAGCGCTTCATTCCCCAATTCTTGTTTGGTGATGCGCCCAGCTTGATATTAGGTTCAATCACAGCGTAAGGCCCAACCAGCGGGCAATTATCACGGTATGAATTATCAAAATAAATCTTTCCAGCGCGGGCCTTATAATCCAAATTATAGATGGCTTGGCGGTTCTTCCATGCCTTGATGTATGGCCGGAATCCACCGCCATCAACAATATGGGTGTGTGTGGCCGGATCATACGCCGGGTTGCCATTCCATATCTTGTGGGTTCTCTTTGTGCCTATCGCACATTTAATTGAATGAACCTTGCCCGTTTTTTCAAAGGCCGTTTCAACGCATCCCAGCGCCATAATTTCATCACCTAATCCCATGACAATATATAATCCCCGCACATCTCGCCGCGCAACACCGCGCCCATATCTTGTAAGAACTTCACCGCGCTTTGTTTTTCAAGGCCGTACCGGGCGGACATATCGCGCTTTTGTTCAACAATCACGCACGGTTTGCAGCGTTCCAGCGTTTCAACACCACCGCGCAACACAAATTCTTCAAACCCTTCACAATCAATCTTAATTAAATCAACATCCTGAAATGCAAAGGAATCCAGCGTGCGCATTTCAATATCACCGGGCTTGTTTACAACAACTTGTGTATCACCAGATGAACCGGGCGTGCGGCACTCCACCGCCACCATTGATTCTTTATGGCCCAGCGCATAAGGATACATTCCAGCGTTGCGGATGCCTTCCATGTTCTTTGCCCAGCAATCCCGGTGTTCTTCCATCGGTTCAAATGCCAGCACGTTTTCAAAGTCTGATGCCATGAACCACGCCCACAAGCCAATATGTGATCCAACATCAATCACATTCCTGAACTCTTTTATGTGGGCCTTGGCCAATCCATATTTGGCAAATTGATATGTAAGGCGGCCATTCACCTTGCGGTTCACGGTGCGCATGTGATCCGGTAAATGGTTTTCATCATCCGGCATCCACCATTGTGCGTCTTGTTTCATTTTATTTGCTCCCAACACAGCCCAGCGGTGATTTCTTCTAAGGTCCATTGATTGGCTGCCAGCGCGGCGGCCCACTCCATACGATCATCCGGGTAATATGGATTTTCCACACTTGCCGGATCATGTAATCCCATTCTTGATGCCGCACAATCACCCGTTGTGATCACGGGCACGCCCTGCATTATAGCTTCCACCGCCGCATTGGATGAACAACAAATCAAACAATGTGCATCTTTTAAATCTTGCGCCAGCGGGTGAATTGTGCTTTTGCGTCTTACAACAATGGGCCTATCCGTATAAAGTTTCAAGATGTTCAATATGTTATCCACCCAATCATCAACACCAAACCGTACATAATACCTATCTGTTTGGGTGCAAATCAGGATGTGGCGGCCATCCTTTTTCCATGGTTCCGCCTTTGTATGAAACCGCGCAAGCCGTTGCATATCACCAGCACCACGGCCATCATGTTGGTATGCGTTTTTGGTAACGCGCCAGAACTTTCCCCGGCCAAAATATGCATGATCCCCAAAATAGAAATCAAACCCAGCGCGGATACTTTGTTGTAATCCATCGTGAAGAATGGGTGCCCCATATCCGGCCCATGTGCCCAGCGTATGTTTATCCACTATCTTTCCGCCGCTGCCCTTCGCAAAGGCTTGGCACCAATCGCGTGAATATTTTTTAATGGGTGCGCGGTGAATAAACATTATAGAACATCCCGCAAATTGACTTTGGGGAAACAAGTGATGGCGCTTGTGGGTGTGGCATTCAAAACAGGCACCGGGATAACCGGGGCGGCTTTATCCATATATTCCAACCACTTTTTATAATTGCTGAAACGGCTATCACGCGGGTGTTCTTCCTCCCACCAGTGTTTGCCTTGCGTGCG